AGTTACAATGTAACAAGCGTCTTTAATTTAAACACAGCTTAATACAAAAAACATCTATAAAGAGATTAGATTTTGCAATTAAAATAATAAACCGCTTGTTGAAATACAACCCGACTCCCTCAAGTTGTATTTTTTATGTCCAACCTTATGGAGTCGCGCTAAATATCATTGGACTATCTTTTTATTCTACTGGCTCAGCATAATAAGCTGCTAAACTCACGATCATATCGACAGTACCGCAAATTTTGAGAATCGATAGATTTTTCGAGCACTTGATTTTTAGCTGTTAAAGCATCAACCGAGTTATCATTCTTATCAAACTGAGAATCAACTAGTTTCATTTCAGATCCTAAGACCTTAAATGATTGGTTAATTTCTGCAAGTTGTGATTTAAACTCTTTCTCGCCTTCAAGACCTATCTTTAAGCCAAAATTCTCTGCCATTTGCGTTCACCTCCTTTTTTAAGTAACAAAAAAGCCGATCCATTTAGATCGACTAGTTTGATTCAGTTTTTATTTATTTTAATTCATCCATTTAGGACAAATTTCAATGTAACCACCATTGCCATCAGAACGTCTATTACTACAAATTTCTGCCCAAGCTAATATTGCAGCATAATAAGTAGATCTACGAAGTGTTGATTTTCCTTCTTCGTTACCATAGAACTTAATGCTAATAAAAGCATCAATTGTATCTAGAGGTAATTGTTTAGAACCAATCTTAGCTCCATTTTGAGCAGCACTATCACCTCTATACATTCTTCCACCTAATTCTTTAGCTTTTTCAACGATAGCATCGAAGATTTCCCATTTACATACTAATTCAGGAAATCCAGAATTTCTAACTCCTTCTTCAGTTAACCAGATTTTTAAAGGCTCTCCTCTAAGCATTTGACATTCTGAACTTCCACCCATTTCGTTTAACAAACCTATAATTCTTTGACTTGGTAGCCCTTTTCCAGTGCTTTCTACCTTTTCTTTGTAATTTTCCATTCCTACCTCCATTTCGTTTCCTAATTTAATATTAAGAGTTTTAAGTTTCCCTTTTACTGCAAAATAACCAATTCCAAGTTCTTCTTGTATTTTAGTAATATTTCCTTCGTGTTTAAGGAATAATTTTAAAAAGCTTAATTCGTTGTCAGATAAACTTAAAGTACTATTTCCAGCAGGAATTTCAAAATCACCTTTAATATCAATACCACAGTTTTTACAACTTAATGTAGTAATTGACATTTCGTTTCCACATGATGGACAAATGTTAATAAATTTTGTAGACATATTGTTACCTCCTTGAATATGTAATTAAATTCTATCATACATATATATAATGTGTCAAGTATTTTTATAAACATTTATAAATATGTGTCTAAAATTTTTATTACATTAGATTCCTTGAGGGATGATGTCCTCAATAAAATGTTCTACCTTAGGTTTTGAAATACCTGTGTATTGCTTATGACATTCCCATAAATCCAAAAGCAAACCAAAAGGAATGAACCAAACCTCATCCTGTGTCAAATGTAGTTGACTCAAGCCGTAATATAAAAGACGAGTAAATAACTCTTCGTCACTTACTCGCCCAATACGTTTTTTGTTTCTTCACTCTCAACATTTCGTTTTGTGCCTTTAAATAATGCTTCTGTAATTGCATCTTTATATGTAACTAAATCATTAGGTGTAGTTAATAGTTCAACTTCATCTTCTGTTAAAAGTTCCTTTTTCTTATCTTTGTTTTTGAAGTTATAAATAAGGATAGGTTGATTTGCTAAAGTTACAATAAGCCATACAATTTCAGATATTGCTTCTTCATAGTTTTCACTATTGATTAACTTGTCACCAAGATTTGATAATCCGCCATACTTTTTAGCGATTTCCTTTGTTGCTTTAGTGGTAAGTAAAAGTTCATACTCTGTATCACCTATTTTGATTACAGCACTTCTTTCATCAGCCATTATTCACCACCTCCTGTTGGAGTTTCAGTTTCAAATACAGGTTCATAAACGGCATTGTACCAAGCATCTATAATAGCTGTATTAGAACCAGTCTCGTTAACTTCAGCTTTCCACGGATGTTTATTATTTCCATCTGTTTTGTTTCGTCTAAAGATTGTTCCTTCAATAGTTGGAGTTGAGAATGTAATAGAATCACCCTTTGTTGCAAGGTTAGTAGCAGGAACTCCAAATAAAACTCTATAAAGCCAGTAATATCTGTATTTGCCATTTGCTCTCTTTGCTCTAAATCCGATAGCCACATACTTAGATGCATCCTCTCCACCAGAAACTAATACACCATTTGTATCTACAACAGCACCTACAAGTGCAGCTGCAGCATCGCTTCCAATATCATCAATGCCAAGAGATAAAGTTCCACTCTTGAATTCCTTCACCGCTTCTGCTTGACCATCATCCGCATAAAGAGTTGCCTCGTTTAATTCAACAGATAAATCAGCAGATATTGCTTTTGCAAGCTGTACTGGAGTTCCATATGTTTCTTTTCCATCCTCATCTTCAGTGATCGAAGCATAATAAAGTTTGTCTAAACCAATTGTTGCCATTATTTTTTTTCCTCCTCGAATAAATAATTTTTGGCTATGTCTATTGAGTACTGATAATAGCCACTCTCAGTATCAAATCCGTTATATCTTCTTTCAGTAACATAGAAAGAATTATTGATAAGATCTTTTATGATCTGATTTTTAATCCTTAGATAATTACTTTTAGAAAAAAGAGAAATCCTTAGTTCCTGATAATCCACTTCTGGTTTATCATCAGCTGATAACGGATATGAATCAACCAATGGAACTAAAACTACATAGGTTTCAGGAGCTGTTCCACTAAACACCCCTGTCTCAACTGGAATATCCAAGTTTTGAATAAGCTCTTTTGTTTCTGATAATATGTTCATGCTTTATTAATCTCCTCCTCTAGCTTTTTAGTCATTACTTCAATACATCGTTTTTTAGAAGATGACTTAGCAGGTTTTAGAAAAGGTTTAGCAGGTTGTCCATGCTTACCATATTCAATAATATTTGCAACCATAGCATTTGAACTACCATCTTTTCTTGGCTCACTAAAACCAATCTTTATGTTTGAGTTACCATTCCTATCAATTATGACACCTGAAAGGCCAAGTGAAGAAACCAGCTCACCGCTAGACTCACCACTCAACGATCCTTCAAGATTTGATTTGACCTTATCTAAAACAACCTCTCCACCAGCCTCAAGTACTACTTCACTGATTTCATCCATTTTAGAACCTATTGTTGATAGCTTTTTTAGTAAATCTTCTGGAAGTTTATAAGTACATTTAGCCATTTGAAGCCTCCACTTTTTTAGCAAGCACCTCAACATACATATTCCTTCCTTTGACATCTTCGACTGATAAAATGTCATATTTAAATCCGTTAAACATAATGTAATGCTTAGTATCAACGATAATATTAGGTATCTTTCGGAATCTAAATAAGTCAGTAGCCGCACTAAAAGCCGCCAAATTCGCCCAGCGTTCGCTTCCATGTTTAGCTTCAACAAACACTCGTATGTTTTCTAAAACAACGACTGAATGCCCAGAAAAGCCCTCAGAATCGATAGTGTTTTGAAGAATACAAAGCTGTGCGTTTTTGTTCATTAAACCAAGTCCCATAGCCTTACACCTTCCAATTTCTATCTATTCTTAAAAGCAAATTTACTGTTTTCCATGTTTGTTCTGCTGCATTTGTGTTGTCTGCAAAGAAACCTCCAGTTGATCCATCTCGACTTTCATAGAAATGGCTTGAAAGCATAATGATTGCTTGTTCTGTTGTTGGTGGAATTGCATGAGTTTGATAGTAATTAGCTTCTAAATGCTGATAACTTTCAGCATAAGAAACGGCAGCAGAAATGAAGCCAGTAATCAGACCATCATCCTGTGAATGTTCAAGTATTAAATTCAATTTTACCTTGCTTAATAAGTCTACTATAGCCACTTCTGCTGCCTCCTATCTTAATTTTCACTATATATAACATTGAAAGTAATTGTTTCTGTTGTATATCCTGCTCTTGAAATTGTTATATTTTTAGGTGTATTAATAACCTCATCACATTTTAACCAAAGTACAAAACTACCTTCAGAACAACCAGCATTTGTTGCTTCAGTTACATCCGATTGTACTAGATCGTATGTGCCATTATAGGTAACTCCAATTATTGAGCTTCTGCCTGTACCAATAGATAATCCGATCCATTTATGAATGCCTTGTGCTGAGTTAGAACTATCAAATTCCACTAGTTCATTAATAGGAACATCAATAGTTGCTATGTTGTTATCATAAGTAATGGCCCTAATTTTTGAATGGTTAGCAGTTAAAGACTCTCCAGTCGGATTTGAAATTGCTACAACACTTGTTGTAAATTTATCTTTTTTCATCATACCTGCATCTTTAAGATTAATAAGTAAAGAATTAAAATCTTCTTTTAAAGCGTCTAACGATTCAACAGTACTTTCTGGCAAATTTTCAGCAATAGGAAGAGGGAGTCCTTTTACGGTTGCTCCCTCTAATATTTCAAGTGTTCCCCCTATAACTGTTTTATCTCCACCTTGTTCGGTATAGTTCTTTGTGTTATAACTCATAACCTTTACCTCCATTAAGCGTGTTGTACTAACACTTTAATTGCTTCAGGAAGGATAAGTTTTCCGTCAACTCTTTGTGTCGCAACGAAACCAGTTTGATCAGTTGCAGCATAGAGTTCAGATAACTTCTTGAAGTTACGACCTTGTCTATCCGCAATCCAATAATATGAGAAGTCACCGAATGCAATAGTCTTTGCACCTGCAGCAATTGTAGGAACATAGCTTGATGTATAAACAGGTCTACCAAGTAATGTATCTGGTGTTCCACTAGTTAAAGCAGGTTGCCATAAGTAATTACCGTTCGCATCCTTAAGTTTTCTGATAGCCTTAATTGTTGAATCATTAACAATCCACACAGCTTTTTTTCTGTAAGAAGCTTTAAGAGAATAGAATAAATCGATAATTTCATCGGCTTTAATCTCAGTTGCACTAGCTGTAGTAATACCAGTTTGAGCACCGCCTGTTGCATTAAAGATACCGACTGGCTTACCTACACCATTACCATTGAAGAAAGCATCTTCTTCTTTAGTACCGATTCTTCTACCGAATTCTTTAGAAATGTATGCTTCAAGATTAAATACAGAGTCATTCAATAGTTCGTTAGAAACTTTAATAAGAGTCCCAAGCTTGTATGCACCGATTGAAACTTGAGTGAATGCATCATCGCTATCATTAATTGTTCCTTCTTCATCTACCCAAGAAGCACTACCTTTAGAAGCTACAACAGGGATTTTTCTATCGCCAGTTGAAGTTGTAATGACATGAGCAAGTTTTCTGAAGATGTTTTCTTCTTCAAGTGACTCAATAAGAGTATGTTCAAATTCATCTGGTACAAGGAAACCGCCTTCAGAGTCTGTTCCTTCTTGTAACGCATTTAAAATTTGAGTATTAGAATGCTTGTTTCTCATTACGTTCCAGAAGCTCTTCTTATACGCATTAGATGCACGACCAGTTTTTTCATCTTCTTTATCAGATGTCATTGGTTTTGCAGTGATAGGATTTGAAACAGGCTTATTAAGTTCCGATTCAATCATATCTTTTCTTTCAAGACGTTTAATTTCATTAGTAAGATCATCAAGATCTTTTTCCATTTTAGAGTACGTAACATCGTCTTCCATATTAAGTACACCTTTCTCATTTCTATGAAAGTCAAGGAATGTTTCCATTGCACTCCAGGTTTTTGCACGTTTTTCACGTAATTCAATAATAGTCATTTTTCTTTTCCTCCATTAAATATATTTTTTGATTTTGTTGAGCTCATTTTTAAGCTCAGTGACTTTACGACCTTCTTTTATAGGTGTAGGCCTCACCTTATCTACTATCTTGTTAAGTAGATGATTTTCAAACTCACGAGTAGAAAACTGAAAACTTTCTGCTGCGATCATCTTTTTTGTATCTTCCAAAATCGCATCAGAAAATCCCAATTCAATCGCTTTTTTTGCATTCATCCATGTTTCTGAATCCATTAGGCGACTTAAGACAGTTCTTGTTTGATTTGTTTTAATCTCATAGGCATTGATGATTGATTCTTTAACTTCATCAAGTAGTTCAATAGCCTTAGCCATATCTTTATGGTCACCAAATGCTGCAGTTGACGGATTGTGAATCATCATAAGGGCTGTAGGACTCATAAGTACTTTTGTACCAGCCATTGCAATAACTGAAGCTGCACTTGCTGCAATTCCATCAATTTTCACAGTGATAGGACTTTTGTAATTCATGAGCATTGAATAAATTTGACTGGCTGCGATACAGTCACCGCCTGGACTATTGATCCAAATAGTAATAGGACCAGTTCCACTACAGAGTTCTTCTTTGAACATTCGTGGAGTAATGTCGTCATCAAACCATGACTCCTCAGCGATTGTTCCGTTAAGTACTAGGACTCTTTCGGCCACTTCCGTTTCTGTTTGGTTTATCCAATTCCAAAACTTGTTCATCGGCGTTTTCCTCCTTTTTATTTTTATTTGCATAAGCTCCAGCATCACCAAGTGGGAGCATATTGCCATTAATTAAATAAAGATCTCCACCCAGTTCAGTAGGGATCTTATCTAAGTTCTCAAGCACACGAATGTCGTTTGCAGACATCCATCCATTTTGTCTTGCTGTTGAATAACCAGTCATCCTGGAAGCATAATCTCCTCGCAAAAGACCTTCTAAGCCTTAATCTGTTAAATTGCTTCTGACGGAAAGGAAATATCTCCCTATCTGCCGTAAAAAACAAAAAGGTATGACTTGTATCATACCTATCGTTGTAATATGGGTTGTGTGACCTATTTTAATACAATTGCGCACCCCTAGCAAAAATTACGCACCCTTAGGTAATTTTACGCACCCCTGCAAAAACGGCTTAACAAAGGAAACTTACGGAAATGACTGTTGTATTTACCCTATACAGTCAAGCACCCCTTTAAAATGGCTTAATAAAATATTTTTCAAAAGATAACAAAAATGTCGAAAATAATCTATATAGCCCATTATATTTACTTTGAGTTTAATCCGCAATGTGGACACGCGACTACATTACCTGATTTCACATAATTTTCTTGCGCAGAGGTAAGATACATTGTTTTTCCACAATTAGTGCAAACATGAGGTATATTTTGATATGTTCTAATTCTTTTCTTAACAGACACTAGAATAATTACCCCGCCAATGAAGAGAGAAAAACCAGTGAATAGGTTTAAACCAATGCCTATTACGACATTTAATCCTCTCCAAATGAAGAATCCACCACCAATAAATAGTGCCCACATCCAAAATGACTCTGAACCTGTCATAAAAGGATTTACGTTATTATTTTGTATTGGCTTATTCTCATTGGAATTCAAAGTCTTATTAACATTCTCCTTTTCTTCATCTTCGATTATTTTATCCCAATCTTTACATCTAATATCACATTTGATAAATGGTCTAATAT